GAGCTGAAAGCGATGTTTAATATCGATACACTACTTTGATTTGATCACGGGCGGGAGCCCGTTTTATCGTTGGTGAGGTGATGAAACTATGGCGATGGACACGCGCGGGTATAAAAATCTCCTGCGGAAACAAACGGGAAAAGCTGTGCGTCCTGTCCGTTATGATGGGTATGTAAACCTCATCAACCGTTACGGGACCTCAAAAGATATAGACGAGCAGTACTTCTTTTCTCCGGAGCCGGATGTGCCGGATGATGAACTGGAGCTGTTTTACGAAGGAAACGGGCTGTTCGCAAAGATCATCGATACCCCCGCTGAGGAAGCCGTGAAGCACGGCTTTGAGTTGGAAGATCTGAACGACGATGAAATCAAAAACTTCTACGAATCCGCTCTGGATGAGCTGGATTGGGAAGAAGTGTGCATGACCTGCATTAAATGGGCGCGTCTTTATGGCGGGAGCCTCGCGGTCATGCTGATCAACGATGGCCGCGGGCTTGAAGAACCGCTCGATTGGGATTCTATCGAGTCCATCGACGATATTGTTGTCTACGACCGGTCGCTGATCGTTCCGGACCAGTCCAGCATCTATAAGTACGAGAAGGACAACCCGTTCGGCACAAGAGGCAGTCGCCTCGGAACACCCGAATGGTACGAGATAAACAGCACAAACGGGAACTTCCGGGTTCACGACAGCCGGGTTCTCGCGTTCCGAAATGGCGTGCTTCCGCAGAGAGCAACACACCAGAACTACCAGCTCTGGGGCATTCCGGAATATGTGCGGATCAACCGAGCGATCCGAAATGCGGAGGTTGCGCACGAGAGCGCTCCGAAGATGCTCTCGAAGTCCGTCCAGCCCGTGTACAAGATGAAGAATCTGTCTGAGCTGCTGGCGACCACGGATGGCGAGGACAAGGTTCTGCGGAGGCTCCGTTTGATCGATATGGCGCGGAGCTTCCTGAATTCCATTACCATCGACCAAGAAGGCGAAGACTACAGTTTCGCCTCCTTTGCGTTTAACGGAGTCGATCAGGTTATCACCTCCTCGTGCAACTGGCTTTCCGCGCTGACGTCCATTCCGCAGACTATCCTGTTTGGGCGGTCGCCCGCGGGCATGAATGCGACCGGAGACGCCGACCTCGAAAACTACTACAACTATGTGGAACGGATTCAGAAGCGGATGGTTCGGTCGAATCTCCGGTATCTGTTGTCCGTGATATTTACCGCGGGTCTGCATACCGGCGAGATCGATCATATTCCCGAGTTCAGCATCAAGTTCTCCCCGTTGTGGTCCATGACTGAATCCGAGCAGGTTGCGCTTGATTTGCAGAAAGCTCAGGTTGAGTCCGCGCGTGCGCAGACGGCGTCCACATACATTCAAAATCAGGTTATCGATCCCGGCGAAGTCCGGAAGAGCCTCGCGGAATCGGACGAGTTCGACATCGAGACGATGCTGGACGATTACACCGAGGAGGAACTTGAAGAGAACGCTCCAAAGGGCGAAGAGGGCGGGATGCCCGGTGAAGGTGGTTTGCCCGGTATGCCTCCCATGGGTGGTGCGCCGGACGGTGGCGGTATGCTTCCCATGGGTGGTGATCCCGGGTCGGGGCAGGAGGCCCCGGCACAGCCCGCACAGGCCGCTTCTGAGCCCGTTTCCGAGAGCGGGGAAGAAGGATACGCCCTGCAAGGAAACAGCCCTGAAACCGCCCCTGAAGCGACCAAGCTGCCTCAAGACCAGCTCGAGGAAGACCCGGATCATGAAGATGCGGAAAACATGGATGATGAGGACGAAGGGGCAGATAAAATCATATCTCGCCACGGCAAACCGGACTACGAGGCTCCGGTTCCCGCGGGAGAGGCTTCTTCATGGCTCGTCCAAGACCTCGACCCTCTCATGACGAACAACCCGGACACATCTTCTCCCGATTGGACCGATGATGAGATCAAACGCAGAATCCGTTCTGTGGGTGTTCTGGTAGTTGATCAGTTCGGGAAGATCCTCACTGGTGTGCGTAAGGGCGGAAGCGGTGAGAACTACGGACTGCTTGGCGGTCCCGGTGGCCACGTTGAGCCGGGGGAATCCCTCGAAGACGCGGCTATCCGTGAAACCTATGAGGAGTTCGGGATCGTCCCGAAAGATCTGATGTTCATTTCCCTCGGTCGCTACGAAGAGGACAGTGGGATGATCCCTGCCATCTTTCTTTGCACGGAGTGGGCCGGAAGGATCTACCCGGTAGACGGGGAGATGGAGAATATCCGGTTCCGGACTATAGACGACATCGAAACACACAAGTTGTTCGGGCCGTTCGAATCTTCTCTGGAAATACTCGAAAAAGAGTTGACTTCCGAGGATGAAGATGGTAATATAGTGATGGATGAATTCGTGGAGAGCGACCATCCCAGAGATGAAGACGGACGGTTTTCCAAGAATTCCACATCCGGTGCTAAGAGCGCTTCACCAAGCGGCGGGAAGAGCTCGACGAAATATGCTGAAATTGACGATGATGATGAAGAATATAATCCAGATCTTGATGGACCGGGGGAAGAGGCCAAACGAGAGAAAGAGCATGCAATAAGCTACTATAAAGCCGTTAGGCGTCGGCACGGTGATGTCAAGAAGATCGCAAGGAATACCGGATTTCCCGAGCAAGTGATCGATAGAATTCGTGAACATGTTTTCATGAAGAAGCACGATCTGGGAGACGATAAAATGAAACGCTTTTCCCCGGATTATGATATGGCACAGTCATGGCAGCGGTTAGTGAAGGGAAAAAACATTCAACCCCATGACGTCACCCTTTTGAAGCATGAACAAAAAGAGTACGAGCTGATGGATTCGGGACTATCTCAGGATAAAGCCCACGCGTTAGCGACCCGAGAATTTGATTATCAAGGAGAGGTGGAAAAATACAATGGTAAAAGTCAAAAACATAACAAAGACACCTGATTTCATTTCTGGGGAAGCGTATGTTGAAGACTGTCCTACGGCCATTAAGATTTCCGTTGATTCCGAGGGCGGCATTCGCGCGGACCCGCTTCCCGAAGGGTACGATTGGTGTAAAAAACATCTTCGGTATGCGATTGGGGTTCTCCGACAAGCGCGTAAAATGGAGGATCCTCCTACCGAACGAACGATAATGTGGTATTGATATAGCAGATCTGACAATGAAAAAAGGACGGGGGCCCGTCCTTTTTTCATGCCTTCGGAGGACATTGTGGGAAAAGTCGATGAATATATAAAGCGGAGGAGAATCCGGCTTCTTTCCCGGAACGGAGAAACACCTTCATTCTCAGATCGAGTAACGGCTTTCAAGGCCCGTCGCGCAGCTCGGCTCGACGTACGGAATAAAGAACTTGAAATGCTGAAAAATGGGTTGACTTTCTCCAAATATAATGGTAACATTGCAATGGATGAATTCGTGGAAGGCGACCATCCACGGGATGAGAACGGGCAATTCGCTAAAGCGAATAGCTCCGAGGCTTCAAGCGAGTCGGGAGCTGAAACGGTAAAACCGCAACCCACGACCCCATCTGCAAAAGAGATCCGGTCCCGTTTGATCGGGCAAAAAACGCAGGACGGGCAAACGGTAAAGTCGGTGAGCGACCACGCAGTACAAAGGGTTCAGGAACGGAAGATCGGTTTTGATACAATCGAGAATTTGTTCCAATCCGGTAACGTTCGGCCCGGACACACACCGAACACGATTTGCTATGAAACCGATAAGCACAGAGTTGTTTTCGACAAAAACAACGGCAAAATAGTAACCGTGATGCACCGGGGCAATAGAGGAGGCAAGAAATAATGGACACGAAGGGCTTTCTTGATCTGCTGAATCAAGAACAAAATGATTTCATCCTCGATGAGTTTTCCATGACGCAGGATCAGCTCCTCGGCCTTTCCGATGAAGGCCTCGACGAGCTCTACGAAGAGCTGGCAGACATTGAGGTTGAGGAGACGATGAAAGCCGAAGAAACGGGCGCAGCTCTTTCGGACAGAGGCCGGATTGCTTCTGAGATCGTCACTGTTTGGGGCAACGCCTACGCCGAGATAGACGAGGAGTGAACCCGAAAACAAAATACCTGAAGGACGGATCCCCGTCCTTTTTTCGTGCCCATGTTTGAGAGCCGCGTAGGGGCTTATATGGAGGCGTTTTAACGTGAACGAAAAGATACCCGCCCAACTGAAAAACGCGACTGACAAAGCCCCCACGAAGGTCAGAAGCCGCGTCCGGGCAAAAGGGACGCTCCTGTACCCGGATTCATCCGAACGGGAGTACGCTTCGCTGGCTTTGAAGCACGCCCGGATGTACGGCGACCTGTTAAAAGAATACCTGCCGGAGATCGAAACGATTCTCCGTGAAACCGCGAGGACGGATTCCAAGGATTACCACGATGATGCGAAAATCCTTGATTTCTCCGAGCGGTTTTCTCGTACCATCCGGAAGATGGAAAAAGAGCTGGCCGAAAAGCTGGACGATTTCGACACGGAGTACTTCATCAAGAAGGTGGCGAAACGGGCAAACGGGAGCAACACCCGCCAGTGGTTGCAGCTGATAAAGAAAACCTACGGGATCGATCTTGACGGTCACTACTACAACAAAGGAACGTGGGCGGATATGATCGACAGATGGGCCGCGGAAAACGTCGGCTATGTGAAGTCAATTCCGCAGGATTCTCTGGCTACACTTCGCCAGATCGTCCAGAACGGGTACTACGACGGCTGGGGGGTCATTAAGACCCGGAACGAGATCATGAAGGCTTTCGGGGTTTCCAAGAAAAAAGCAAAGATGCTGGCCGCGGATCAAATGGGTTCCTTGTGTGCGCAAATAACCCGGAAGAAGCAAACGGACGCCGGGTGCAAACGGTATCGATGGAAAGCCCGAAACGACAACCGTGTTCGGGATGCGCACAGGCAGTACAACGGGAAAATCTTCTCATGGGACAACCCGCCGCCCGCGTGGTACATGACCAAGACGAAGGGGAAGGTCTTCACCGGGAGGCATTGTCATCCCGGCGAGGATTACTGTTGCCGGTGCATAGCGATACCGATCTTCGATTCGGACACGCTTCAACTGCCCGTGAAGAGCGGATACGAGGAGACCGGACAAACGTGAGGAAGGGAGCAATTGGAATGAATAAAGTACGCGCTTTCCAAGGGCGTCGATATAAGCGGCTCCTCGCAAGGATGGATGCCAACACTGACAAAGGAAAATGGATCACAACCGAAAACAATCACAAAGTCCATCTGAACGAGAACGGACAACCAGATATGGGCAACCCTCACGTGATCGCTGCGATGGGTGGTAGCGAGTCCTCAGTACAGGTAAGTGATCTCAGTAAGCGGGTTGAGGGACTTAAGAAGATGAAAAAGACCGAACGGCAACAGGAGCTTGCGAGTATTCTCGGTGATATGCCGGTGGGTTCTCAGATTACAGTTAAGAACCCGGGGCTTCCTGATCAAGTCATAACGAAAAAGGACGCGGAAACCTTCGAGCTTAAGACCACGATGTTTGGTGCACCATCCGTTCACGATTCTTCACTCTTCGCATTGTCTCACGGTTTGTCTAATGATAAGAGCAATGCGTATTCGTTCGAAGGCTCCGGCACAATGCAATCTCAGGCGAAGGCGGAAAGTGGCGTTAATCCCAACGCTAAAACCCCCTCCAATGTATCATCTTCAAGTTCAAGTGGGGGTGGGTCTACAGTGCCCCCCGATGCAGATGCTCTTGCTAAGACAAAGGCTCAAAAAGCCGCTGAAAAAGCTAAGACTGCGGCCATGCTCAAAAAAGCACAAGCCGCGGTAGCTAAAAAAGAAAAGATCTCACAGATTGATAAGGAAATCGAGCAGCTGGAACACGAGATGTATAAGGCCCAGCATTACGGGAATACCGAGATCGGGGATTGGGATCTGTCCCACGAACTTGAAATGAAAATCCATAATCTTGAGGAGCAGAAAAAGAAGCTCACAGGGAAGTAAAAGTTAAAGCGAGGCATTTTTGATGAATAAAACGGATGCGTACCGTAACCGCCGGTATAAGCGGCTTCTCGCAAGAATGGATGAAGTGGATGGCCATTTCGACGACGAGGGGCATTGGGTCACAACCCACGAAACGAAACGGCACATACACATAAACGAGAACGGGGTTCCTGATAAGGGCAACCCCTATATTATTGCCAAGATGACCGGGACGAAACCGAAACTCAGCGGCGAATACCGGAAAAAATCGCTGCAGGAGAGTTTCGGTAAAGGGAATACCGGTAAGGCAGTGCATTCGTTGAAGAGCCT